CAAGACTTACCGTGTGCCACATGATAAGTATAAGGACGCTAACGAGTTCCTTCAGGACAACGCTATCAAAGACTTCACCAACGCATGGTGGAATGCTAAGAAGTACACACCAGAGAATATCCTCAACACCTCAGATCAGTTTGTAGAACTCTTTAAAGATGCTCCGAACTATTCCTATGTACCTACAGGTATCGAGGCACTAGACGATAAGATCATGGGACTGATGCAAGGTCACTTCACTGTGATCAAGGCTCCTACTGGTATAGGTAAGACAGAGGTCATGCGTTACTTAGAATACAACATGATACAGAAGGGCGTACCGTTCGCCTCTTGGCACCTTGAAGAAACTAAACTTCGTAGTTTACTTGGGCTAGTCTCCTACGAGCTAAACCAAAACCTAACACGCCGTGATATTATTGAGGCTCTTGGAGTAGAAGATCAGGTTGTAGATGCAATCCGTAAGATCACCAAAGGTGAGAAGTTCTATCAGTTCTACATGCCTGATGGCACAAACACAGATGACTTCATTGATCAAATAAGGTATCTGGCAAGTGGGTGTGACTGTAAGTATGTGTTCTTTGAGCCGATCCAAGATGCTGTAGTTGGGATAAGTGAGGAGAGTAAGGAACAACAGCTTGCTGACCTGTCTGTAAGGCTCTCTAAGCTTGCTGCAGAACTTAACATTGGTATTGTTACCATCGCACACACCAACGAGAATGGTGACCCTAAGTACTGTCGCATGATTGGACAACGTGCCTCTGTGATTATCGACTTGAGCCGTGATAAGCTTGCTGAAGATGACACCGACCGTAACACCACCTACTTGCGTGTCGAGAAGAACCGTCCTTGTTCGGAAGAAGGCCCTGCAGGAACTATGTTGTTTGATCCTCAGAGCTTCACACTGCAGGAGACTCACACATGAAGGTAGTCACAAGAGACGGTAAGCGTGAGCTAGTCCCTATGATGAGTGAAACCACTCTAGGGGCACGTATGTACCACTTCGAGGCTACTCAGTGTCTGCTAGGGTTACGTGGCCCACTACCCAACACCCCTGTCCTAACAAAGGCTATGAGTGTTGAAGCTCGTAAGGATGTTTTAAGGGTCTTGTATTTCATGTATGGAGATGTTACACCTGAGTTATTAGACATCTGTATGGATGAAGCGGTATCTGCTACATGGAAGGACAGGTACTTAAAAAACTGGAAGGATATGCAGGATGAAAATTCTGGTAGCATGTGAGTTCTCTGGCACAGTCCGAGACGCATTTATAAAGAAGGGGCATGACGCTATGTCCTGTGACCTATTAGAAGGAGAGGGAAATGGTCCGCACTATCAAGGCGATATTACTGAAGTATTATTTGAAGATTGGGATATGGTCATCGCTCACCCTCCTTGCACTTATTTGGCTAATTCTGGTGTCAGTTGGTTGCACCGCGACGAGTCAAGATGGGCTAAACTTGACGATGCTGCAGCCTTCTTCAACATGTTTCTTGACCTCCAAGTTCCCAAGCTTTGTGTAGAGAACCCAATCATGCACAAGTATGCAAAGGATCGTATCGGCGGTAGGCAGCAGTCTCAAGTCGTACAGCCTTGGATGTTTGGTCACAAGGAGTCAAAGGCTACTTGTTTGTGGTTAAGAGGTCTTCCTCAGTTGGAGCCTACCAATGATGTAAAGGAAGAAATGATGAAACTGTCTGATGCAGAGAGACAGAGGTTGCATTGGTTGCCACCCTCTAAGGATCGGTGGCGTATTCGTAGTAAAACTTATCAAGGCATCGCAGATGCTATGGCAGAACAGTGGGGTTAGTATGACTGGAATGATTGGAGTAGAGACTGTAGAAGAGCACGAGGATGGTAGTGCAACTTATCAGTTTCATTTTGATAGCGATACAAGAACTCTTCTAGCAGAAGAAGGTCTAAAGCTAGTTTTGTACTGTGCAGCAGCGAAGCTGGACATGGGCGTAGTCTACGATTTTATAGAAGATCACATTCGCTATGAAAACGATTTAGGGCCTTGCGTTAGTTGCGGTGGTCCTGCTAAAGAGGACTTCTGTGAGTTCTGTTTGAAGGAGGAGTAACAGTGATATTCGATATTGAAACAGATGGGTTCGATCCTACCAAGATACACGTTATGTCTTGGAAGAGTGAGATGAACCAAGATGGTAGTTGTACACTAGAGAGTACTGATGACTACGACCGTATGCGTGGTATTCTTATGTCTGCACCAGTGCTTGTTGGGCACAACATAATCCGATACGACTTACCTGTCCTTGAGAAGTTGCTAGGGTTTCGTCCTGCAAAGCATCAGAAGGTTGTCGACACGTTAGCACTGTCTTGGTACTTAAATCACGACCGTGGTAAGCATGGCCTTGAGGGTTATGGTGAGGATTACGGTGTACCAAAGCCAATCATTGAGGATTGGAGCAGTTTGACGTATGAAGACTATCGTCATCGCTGTGAGGAAGACGTTAAGATCAATGATCGTCTTTGGCGTGAGTTGAGCTACAAGCTTGATCGTCTGTATAAAGACAGTGAGCAAAAGGATAAGTGTATCTCTTATTTAATGTTCAAGATGGAGTGTGCGCGTGAGCAAGAAGCTCTAGGTTGGCGTATTGATATTGATAAAGCACGTACACACTTGCAGCAGCTAGAGGAGATGAAAGCAGAGAAAGTAGAGCAGTTAAGAAACGCTATGCCAGAACAGATTGTCTGGGGGGAGCGTAAGCGTCCTGCACAGTGGGAAAAGAAGGATGGTAGTCCAACCTCTCGCGCTCACGACTGGATGGCTCTTATGGATGAGATGTGTCTGCCTTACAGTACACAAAGTGTTAAAGTAGAGCTACGTCGTGTAGAGGCTAACCCTAACTCAATCACTCAAGTAAAGGACTGGTTGTTTGGTCTTGGTTGGGAACCTGCTGTATATATCGACAGTAATCGTGGGGCTAACGGACACTCTAACTTCAACAAGAAGGCTCAAGAGATACTAGAAGCACAGAAGCTTGATCAAGACCGTGGTAACCATAAGGTTCCCCAGATCAGGGTTAACAACGAGCTGTGTGAGTCGGTTCTAAAGTTAAAAGAAAGAGAACCTTCTGTTGAGGTTCTTGAGGGTTTGACTATTATCAACCATCGTCTAGGCATCTTTAAGTCGTTTGTAGAGAGTGAGAACAATGGGTATGTCAAAGCGTCTATCGCAGGATTTACTAACACACTGCGGTTCCGTCATGCTCGACCCTTGGTCAATCTTCCTGCAGTGGACAAACCTTGGGGAACAGAGATACGTGGATGTCTTATTGCTCCTGATGGATATACTCTGTGTGGTGCAGATATGGTATCGTTGGAAGACACAACCAAAAGACACTTCATGTTCAAGTATGACCCAGAGTATGTGGAAGAGATGTCACGAGATGGCTTCGATCCTCACCTCGATTTGGCAAAGCACTCAGGTCGTATTAAGCAAGAGGATATAGACATGTACCAAGCAGGAGAGCTTGACCTCAAGCCTCTTCGTAAGAAGTTTAAGGTTGTTAACTATGCAGCTACTTATGGTGTGGGTACACGCAGTCTTGCAGTGCAGATGGGGTCTAATGAAGCTGAGGCAAGTTTTATGCTAGATGCCTTTTGGCAGCGTAACTGGTCTATCAAAGAGGTAGCAGATAGTTGTAAGGTACGTGAGATCAACGGTGGTTCATGGCTACTGAACCCAGTCTCAGGTATCTACCACTCCTTGCGTTACGAAAAGGATCGCTTCAGTACCCTTAATCAATCTACTGGTGTTTACTGTTTTGACACATGGGTAGCAGGTTGTAGAACTCGTGGGATAAAAGTTATCGGACAGTTCCACGACGAAGTTATTGCGCTTGTACCAGAGGGACAGGAGCAACGCATTGAACACATTATGAAAACCTCTATCGAGAAAACCAACGAGCGTGTACAGCTCAATGTGCCTCTCGGTATAGACTACAGTTTCGGTAAAAATTATGCCGAGATTCACTAATGTCGCACTTGACATTATAAACCAGGTTACTATATGGTAACGACATCTTAGTAAAGGAGATATACAAGATGGCTAAACGTAAGTCGAAGACAATCGTAATGGACGGTTACGTTAAATGGGCACGTCTGACTGCAGACGATATGGACACGAAGTTTGACCCTCGTGGGAAATATACTGCAGAGTTCTACCCCGAAACCCACGAAGAGTTAGACAAGCTTCTATCTGAAGCAGAGCTACGTGGGAAAAAGTTGGCCGTGAAAGACCCTCACGATGGTGAAGGATTTGGTATCGGTCAGTTTGTAAAAGTCTCACGTAACAACGTGAACAACACAGTGGAAGAGCTAGGTGGACCCCCCGAGATTGTGAAGCTAGATGGCGACGAGATGGTCGGCACTTGGGACTTCTCTGAGGACGGTCTTATCGGTAACGGATCAAAAGTTCGTATCAAGTTAGACTTCTATGGAGAGGGCAACTACGCAGGTACACGCCTATCTAAGATTGGTGTACTTGAGCATGTTCCGTATGAAAAAACTCAGAACGCCTCTGGATTCTAACAACAGGCCCCTTCGGGGGCCTTACTCACTTGAGGAGAGCCATGTCTAAAGTTAAGATTGAGATCAGTGAACGAGATTACCTTGATCACGAGCGTTCTATGACGTTCGTACAAGAAATCCGTACAGCTGAGGACTTCGAGTACGCTTGCACTAAGGCAGGTATTGCTTGGGGCTTTGATGATGTGTTTGCAGACTACGACATAATAAAGATGGTGAAAGATGATCTTAATTGATGGAGATATTATAGCCTATCGCTGTGCCTTTGCCACTAAGGATAAAGGCCCAGAAGATGCTATCGAAGCCACAGACGATATGATCGACCATGTGCTTTCGGAATGCTCCTTTCACACAGGTGACAGGCGTTACAAACTATACCTAACTGGTAAAGGTAACTATCGTCACGAGATCGCCAAAACTGCAGAGTATAAAGGTAATCGTAAGAGTGTAGATAAACCTTTGCATTTGTATGTCATCCGTGATCATATGGTTCGTCAGTGGAATGCTATCGTGTCTGATGGTGAAGAAGCTGACGACCTTATTGCTAAGGGAGCCACCGAGTATGGTAAGAAGTGTGTTGTAGCCTCTGCAGACAAAGACATGCTGCAACTAGCAGGAGCGCACTATAACTTTAACAAAGGAGAGTGGAAGTTCGTGAAAGACTTTGAGGGCACTACCTTTTTCTATACTCAAATCTTAACAGGAGATAGTGCTGACAATATCATTGGCTTGTACAACATAGGGCCAAAGAAGGCAGAGAAAATCTTAAA